CAGCAATTTTGTTGTATGCTTTCTCAGTGATTGCCAAGTTGCATGAGATAGCAGGTTATGATGCCAAGGAGTGTCGTGTGATTATGTGTATCGGTTATGATATTGCGTTTTCCATTTGTAATTTCAGAGGTGATTTAGTCGAATTTTTCGGCACGAATCCGTCAGGGCATGCTCTGACCGTGATCATCAACTCTTTTGTGAACTCTTTGTACATGCGTTATGCATATTATATGTCAAATCCAGAGAAGGAAGCGCGTACGTTTAGGAAAAATGTGCATCTCTTTACGTACGGAGATGACAACGCAATGGGAATCAGCACCAAGTGTGCATGGTTTCATCATACTGCGATCCAGAATGTTATGGCGTCAATTGGTGTCGAATACACGATGGCCGACAAACAGTCGGAAAGTATACCGTACATCCATATTGACGATGTCTCGTTTCTGAAACGCAAGTGGCGTTGGGATGAGGAAGTGAAAGCATGGCTTTGCCCGTTGGAGCTTGCTTCACTGCACAAAACACTCACTGTGTGGCTTCCATCGCAGACTATTGATAGTTCTGCTCAGATGGTCGAGGTCATTACGTGTGTGAACAACGAGTTATTCTTCCACGGAAGGAAGAAGTTCGAAGAACATCATGGTTTCTTTCGAATGATCTTTGATCGCTTCCCGTTTAACTGTATTGAGAAAACAAAACAGTTACTCACATTTGATGAGTTGATTGAACGTTATCAATCACAAAACATACCTCCAGGCTTTGAAAGTTTGGAGACCGACGACGAGGATTTGGCTGTCCCGTCGCCTGAAAATTAGTCAGCGAACACAATTGAAAATGAAGAAAAAGAGTTTGTTGATGCACTCACCGAAAGAAGTGCAGACCATGGTCGGTATACTGAACCGTACTATGGGCCTAATAATCAGTTAGATCCACGCTTGTTGAGCGTGCAAGCAGATGCGTCAGAGGAAGTTTCTGATGATGAGAATAGTGGAGCTTTTGCTCGTGCTGGTGCCGTCGAAACTTCTCAGACCACAACTTTCCAGGACAATGCTGGTGGGAATATGGTTAGTGCACCTGCAATTGAGAACGCCGTTGCCATAGTGGATGGTACGGAAGATATCGGCCTTGGAGCCTTTCTCTCCCGTCCTAATTTGATCGATTCGACCACATGGACAACTGGCGATTCAGCCGGAGTCAAAACCACACTCTTACCGTGGTACTTGTATCTTAATTCTACAGCAGTCAAGAAGAAAATTGATAATTTCGCATTCGTGCGTGGAAAACTGCATTTGAAGATTTTGATCAATGGTACCCCGTTCCAGTATGGTGCTATGCGCGCCTGTTATGCACCGCTAGTTGGATTTTCAACCGATAAGATTCGGACAAACACTGTCAATTTATTGGCGGTGAATGTGCCATATTCGCAACAACCTGGGTTCTTTATCTACCCACAAGCTAACGCTGGTGGAGAGATGGAATTACCCTTTTTGTATCATAAGAATTGGTTGGATCTAACAAGCGCCTCAGACATTCAGAACTTTGGTGCACTCAAGCTAGTCATCTTTGGAGCTTTGCGTTCAGCAGTTGCTGGCGGTTCTACCGCAGTGACTGTGAACACTTATGCATGGCTTACAGATGTTCAACTTATGGGTGCCACAACCAAGTTATCCGTTCAAGGAGATGAGTATATTGAAGGGGCCATTTCGGGCCCCGCTACCGCACTTGCGAGTGTGGCAAAGTCGTTAACTCATGTGCCTGTGATCGGTAAGTTTGCGCGTGCAACAGAGATTGGTGCAAGAGCCACAGCTGGGATTGCCCGGCTGTTTGGCTTTACAAATGTACCTGTAATTAGGGAAATCAATGGATTCATGCCTATGAATGGCCCGATGCTTGCATCGTCCCATATATCTACGGCAGTGCAGAAATTGACGTTGGACCCTAAACAGGAACTAAGTATTGATCCTTCTATCCACAATGTACAAGACCAAGATGAATTATCGG